CTAATGAGTGGGATCCTAAGATTGCAAGTTACAACATTGGTGTAACAGCCGCAGTTGAAACAGATCGATGCAATCCCGAGTGGATTGATGCAGTCAATAGGATGAATGTTGTCATAGTGCCATCAGAGCATGTCAAGAAAACTCTAGTATCATCGGGAAATGTAACTACACCGATTCACGTAATTGGTGAGTGGTATATGCCTGAGATAGATAATGCACCATCATTTGATCTGGCTCTCTCAACTAAGTTTAATTTTTTGATCGTGTCACAAATGACATCGCAGAACGGTCCAGATGATCGTAAGAATATTCTAGATACGCTAAAGTGGATGTTTGATGTCTTTAAAGACAACAAAGATGTAGGAATCATCTTGAAGACAAACTTTGGTCGAGGCACTAAGATTGATCGAAAGTTTACACAAGATAATATTGAAAGATTTATTAATCAAAACAGAAAGGGTCTCTACCCACGTATCCATGTTTTGCACGGTAATCTAACGTCTACTGAGATCGCAGGTTTATACAGACACCCAACCGTAAAATGTCTAGTTAGCTTGACACGTGGTGAGGGTTTTGGACTACCTCTACTTGAAGCGGCAGCGTCTGGTTTACCTGTCATTACAACGAATTGGTCAGGTCACCTTGATTTTATGAATCTAGGAAAGTTCATTCCTGTTGATTTTACGCTCATTGATATTCCGGCATCTCGAGTTGATAATAGCATTTTTGTGGCAGGAACAAAGTGGGCTCAACCGATTGAGGCAGACTTCAAGAAGCGTCTAGTGAAGTTTAAGGAGAGCCATGTCACACCTCGCCAGTGGGCAGAAGAACTTTCTGTAAAATGTCAAAAAAGCTTTTCAAGGTCTGCAATACTTGATAATTATGCAAAGCTTACAGATGCTTTGGAGATTAGATAATGCTAACTGCGTTTCTGATCATAACTTGTTTGATTTTAACAGTTCTACTGGCTATATCTGTCTACTACAATTACAAGTTTGGAAAGATAATCATCAACATTGAAGATACTCTCGAGAGTTCTCTTGATGAGCTTGATGCTGTCTATGGAAGGATCTCTAACATCTTAGAGATCCCTGTATTTTTTGATTCTGTTGAAGTTCGACAGGTCATTGCTGATATTGAAGTTGCGCAGAAAACTATACTAAAGATTGCAGGTTCTCTAACACAAACCCTAAGGGACGATGATGACACACAAGAAGAAGACAGTTAAATCAGCGTCTCCAGGTGGAATGAAGATGTACTTCCACGCAGGAACACATGATGCGATCGTGAGATTTCAAAGTGAGACTCTCGACAGCACAAGAGAAGTTATCTATGTTCAAGAGATACTTCCTGCATTTGATAAGTTAGTAGAAAATCTAATCTTTATTCAGGGTTTCAATGTGACACATGGAAACTTTGATGACCTAAAGAATGATTGTATCACCTTCTTATTTGAGACATTGAAGAAATTTGATGCCACAAGAGGCACAAAAGCATTCAGTTATTTCAATGTTGTTGCAAAAAATTGGCTCATTGTTAAAAGTCGTCAACGTGCTAAAGCTGCTAAGAGAATGTGCAGCATTGACGACAAAGATGCTATCAGCGAGATTGATCTCATCGACCTTGAGAACTACTCAGTTGAGCACAATCAAGATGCAAATCTAATTAAAGAAGACACAACTACAAACATCTTTGTCCTTCTCGAAGATATTAGATCTGATATGACATGTGAGAATGAGATTAAGTGCATTGAGGCGATCAAGAAGATCTTCAATGAGATTGATGATATCGAGATCCTCAATAAGAGAGCAATCTTTGTCTATGTGAGAGACATCACAGGATTGACACCAAAACAGCTCTCAATTTCAATGTCAAGCATTAGAAAGCGCTACAAAGACCTGATGGTAACAGGTGAATATGACATATTCTAGGAGTGAATGATGTCCAACATAGATAAGACTCTTGACTCACTCAACGACAAAGAGAAGAAAATCAAGCAATTTTCAGATATCCTCGACAGCCTGACATCAACTGAAGATAAGAAGAAGATGCTCTGGAAAGAAGTGTATGAAAATGCTGTCAATGATCGTGAAAATGCTGGAATTTTATTCACAGATACGTTGATGCAGATTAAAGGCAACGCAGCCAATCACAACATTTTAGGTCCTGTTGTTGTCAAATACATTGAGAGAATGTCCCGTGCTAATGATCAAATTCTTAAGCTTGCTGAGCTTATTGCTCAGGAAGAGAGCAAGGAGATGAGCATGGATGCAATCTATGACAAGATTGGTGAGAGCTAATGTCTCTTTTTACTAGAGCAACTGGCCCATTTGTTATCCCTAACACTGAGAGAAGTGATAGGCAGACAAATATACAAAATATTCCTACCGGTGGCTCTACATTTATTACTGCAAAAGTTATCGACTTTATATCAGATCCAAAGACTTTAAGTCAAGAGAGGACTGATCTTATTAAGTCATCCATTGTTAATAGCGCACAGGTCAATTCAATGCCCATCAACTCTATCTGGTGTCAGATAATTGAGGCAAATCGGCTTGACCAGCATATTGCATATCCATTTTTCCCCGCACACCTTTGCTTTCCCATAAAGCCTGCTGAGCAAGTTTGGATTTTCTACTCATCTGTAGATCAAACTTATTATTGGATGTGTCGTAAGCCAGGTGACTACATCTCTGAAGATGTAAATTACACACATATTGACCGCATTGTTAACCAACCGACCACATCTGGTGTCGCAGGTATCGAACCACAGATCGGTGCCAAAAATGCGTTTAAAGGAACTGCGCCAAATGCAGCCAGTTTTCCACAAGGCAAGACAGATAGTGTATATGACAAGACATCTGGTTCAACAATCAATGATGATCAAATTATTGCACAGTCACAGGAATACCAAGAAAAATTCATTCAAGAAGCTGTCCCAAGATTGGTTAGACAGCCAGGAGATCTTGTTGTTCAAGGATCTAACAATGCATCAGTCTTGTTGGGATCATCATCTAATTCATCAGGTCAAGGAATAGTTGATATAGTTGCAGGTCATAATTTAGAGACATTACCTGTCACAAATACGCGTGGCAATCAAGAAGTTGACAAGACGCAAGCAGCATCTAACGATGGTTCATCTGATTTTGCACTTGATAAATCAAGACTATACCTTGCAATGAGTGACGATGCTGACACTAATTTTTTAATCAACATTGATGGTATTGGTGGAAGTGGATCGGGAGCTTGCACTGTTATAAAAAGTGATCAAGTAAGGCTCGTCGCTAGAAATGACATAAAGATCACAGTGGGTGACACAGGTGCAGGTATTGTCATAAAAAGCAATGGGGAGATTGTTATTGTTCCCGCAGCAACTAGCGTCATAAAATTAGGCGGTGATGATGCAGATAAAGCCATACTGTGCCAGACAGCAATACAAGCTGTTCCTGGCAATGTCTCTGCTGCGCCTGTAATATCAACAGCAGGTGGCATCATCGGGGCATCAGCAATTGCAGGCACAGGCGTCTTTGCATCTAAAATTTTGGTGAAATGATGGGCGCTTTAAAGGATGTAGGATTTGTAGGTAGCAATGGGTCTATAAGTGATAGTCAACGTCTTAATATCGTCAATGAGATAACTGATGCTATTAGAACGGCACCAAAAATAACACTAATAGGTGCTGAACTCTCACTAATTAATTCAGCAGTGCCGTTAGCAGCAGAAAGTTTTTCACCAAACAAAGGTTTAGAGGAACACAAAAGACGTCTACCGCAATGGCATGCCATAAATATTGATACTTTTCTCAATAGCGTCGTCAACATGTTTGATGTCATACCTACAACGGGCGTTGGCGCAAAAGTAATCCCAATTATTGATCCAACACAGCCAATCATTGACGTACTAAACACACTCAAAGATCTCTTGCCAGATCTAATTGATTTTAATATTATTGAGTTTTTGACATCAATAATCACACCATTATTCTTAAAAATTCCTATTTTTCTTACAGATCTTGCTTCGATAGCTCAGGAATTTTTAAGCGGTTCTAGAGATGCAATCAATTCTGCATTAGAAAAATTTGTTGCGTTTATTAAAGCGAATGTTATTGAAAAAATCAATAAGTCAAGATCGCAAATTGATAGAATAAAGGAAGAATTTGATAGAAGAATTAGAGATGTAGAAAGCTTTAAAAATAAGTTAATTGATGCAATAAGGAATATTATTGAATCAATTGTATCATTTCCATCATTTCCTTCACTAAATATTCAAATTCCTAATTTTAATTTCAATATTTCAATCCCAAACATAACGCTACCTTCTCTGCCTTCACTTCCTATATTCCACATTTCACCTCCATTTCCACCTGGAATAGCATATTTTTTCTTAGAATTTATTAAGAAATTAATTGCAGGTATTGCGACGATATTATCAAATGTTTCTAGATTAATCTCGGCAATCATTCAAGGAATTACATCGTTTATTTCTTATATTGTTCAATCAATTTTTGATCTAATCAAATCTATTATTAACTCACTAATCCCTAACATCGACAGCGCAATCACACTTGCAGCAACAATGCAAGTCTTTGCAAAGAAAATTACACAGATGGCAGTTGTGTCAATATTGGGCTGGATTGTCGGTCCAGGCATCATTATAAATATTGCTGCAAGAGAAGTGGGTCTAGTATCATGAGTAACTCCAGCAGCTCAATAGTTATTAGTGATGGCAGAGCGTAGCTTCAAAAATATCGGCACAACAGTCACGCAGCTTAGAACGGCTACGCCTGCTGTGCCTGTATTTCCAATCGGTATTAAGACACCAATGTCACTTGGGGGCAATGGAAACCCATACCAGATGCACACATCTGTTGCTGAACAGGTTCAAGACAACTTGCGCAACATGATTATGACAAACTGGGGCGAGCGTTTAGGCCTGTATGACTACGGTGGTAATCTTAGGCTAATTCTAGCAGATTACGCGACCAATACAGACATTGAGACGTCAGTGATGCAATCAATCATGCGAACAGTCGAGAAGTATATGCCGTTTGTCACGCTTGACACTTTTGACATGCAGAATTTGCCATCAACAAGAAATGGTCAAGCAAAATTCCAGATTATGGTAAATTACAGTGTCCCAAAGATTGGTGCTAATAATCAGAAAGTTAAGATCATATTAGAGGTGATGGGATAATGGCAACAATTCAGCAAAAACTCCGTCAGCAGCGCCAGCGATCCTACCTAGGCAAGGATTTTGATGCTCTAAGAGATAATCTTGCAACCTACGCAAAGAGTTATTATTCTGATCAGATCAAAGATGTGTCAGAGAACTCAGTTGCAGGTATGTTCATTGACATGGCAGCATATACGGGAGATGTGCTATCTTACTATCTCGACTACCAGTTTAATGAACTTGATCTTGCATCTGCAACTGATGTAAACAATGTTGAACGACTTGTTAGGAGAGCTGGTGTTAAGATTGGCGGTGCAGCACCTGCCATCGTCAACGTCAACTTTTACGCTATCATCCCGGCACAAGTTGTCAATGGTAACTATCAACCCAATACGCAGTATCTCCCTATTATCCAATCAGGCACACAAGTTACATCAAACTCTGGGATTGTATTTGAATTATCAGAAGATGTTGATTTTGGTGCTGTTGATAACAATGGAAACCTTGCCGCAGAGTACAAGATATTCTCTCAGGATTCATCAGGAAATCCTACACGATTTGTCATGAAGGGTGTAGGTATCTGCTCATCGGGGCGAGTTTCAACTGAAACATTCACAATTGATGACAATTTTGTTCCCTTTAGGACAATAACACTTGCCAACCAGAACGTATCAGAGATTGTTGGCGTCACCGATTCTGATGGTAATCAGTATTATGAAGTCGAATCACTTACACATGATGTCGTCTACAAAGCAACGACGAACACCAAATATGACGCCGATGTTGTTGAGGATTCGCTATCTGTCATTCCGGCACCCAGACGCTTCATATCTAACGGAAGCCGCGTATCAGGAAAGACAACTTTAACTTTCGGATCAGGCGATGCACAGTCACTCGATGATGACATCATTCCAGATCCCTCAGAGCTTGCATTACCCCTCTATGGAACAAAAAAGACCTTCAATAAGGTTTCAATTGATCCTAATACGCTATTGCAGACAAGAAGTTTAGGTATTTCACCTACAAGTACTACGCTCACGGTGACATATCGCTATGGCGGCGGCCTAAATAATAATGTAGGAACTGGGACAATCAATAGCATCTCACGCCTTGTTCATCGTTTTCCACCCTCGACACCTACGAGTATTGCGTCTACAATTCGTGCAACTTTTGAAGTTGACAACACGGAAACAGCCGTAGGCGGTGAGGATGCTTTGACTCTTGAAGATCTAAGAGCTATTGCACTCAACTATGCAAATTCACAGAATAGAATTGTGACCAAGCAAGATGCAGCAGCACGCATTTATACAATGCCATCTAATTTTGGCAGAGTTTACCGTGCAGGATTTCGACCCAACCCAGTCAATCCTCTATCGACCTTAATGTACGTCATTAGTCGAAACGCCAGCGGACAACTTGTGCTATCAAGCGACACACTTAAGATTAACTTAAGTAAGTACCTCAACGAGTTTAGACTGATCTCTGACGCAGTAGACATCGTTG